CCATAAGTTGCCAGTGGAGGAATCCAGTATTCTCTCCTTGTTCCAGTTGTCCTCTAATATACTGACATGTTGACGGCAAAAATGGCACAAACCCATGTTGTGGTATTGTTAGTAAATAATAACGAGCTTGGGCAACTGGCATAAAGGAAGACGAGGAACCCGCTAGTATTACTTACTAGAGCGGGGTCTTCCGTCTTCCTTTTATATTTATAAACACGTAACTGTGCCACAACAAACAAAAACATAAAGCCTCTGTTGTGGTAGTAACCATTGTTTTCTTTACTCTGTTATGGGTAAACACCGCCATCATAAAGTTCGATCTTCTGTGTCTGGCGGATTTGTCCATAACGCTGGTCGCGCTATTTCTGCAGCTTATCGTTTGTATAAAGCCACGAGTTCTGCGAAAGGCCGTGTGCAAGGTGTGCGCCAGTCGCAGAACAAACGACCTAGAAGCAAATCTTTAATTGAGGCGACATACAAACATCGAAAAAGTAGTCATGTGGTTGAGGCAATTCATGGTGAAATTAAGCGCAAATTTCATAAGGTTGTTGTTTGCAATGCGATTTCTAAGAAGTGTTTGCGCAAGGATGGTTGGATGCTTATGCAGACATATAATGTTCCATTGGCTACCTTGCAGAGTAGTGAGGGTACTCAGCAGCCGAGTTGGGTGATGAGTTTTGCTACGACTGAACAATTAATTAATAATGTTGCTGCACCTGATCTGCGTTCGGAGATGAAAAATTGTATATTTGATTCTAATCCTGCGCAAAGTGTTATTGGTGGCACATTATATACAAGTGTGACTGCGCCTGATGATGATCGTATTAAGTTGAATCGTGTGAAAGTGACATTTGAGTTTTCTAATCAGACGACTGGTCCGTGTTTGTTTGATGTGTATTTGGTGAAAAGCAAGCAACATGCTGCACAAGCATATGATCCATTTGCGGAATGGCAAAAATGTTTGGATAGTCGTGCGTTTGGTAAAGGTTCACCTGCATTTGCTACTTCGGCGACAGCTGGTGGTGAAGGTCGTATTCGAACTATTTTGCCAGGTGTTCGTCCGGACAATGTGCCAAGTTGGCGTAAGATGTTTAAAATTTTGAAGCATTCAGAGTATGAATTGGCGGCGAATGCTAATGTTAATGAGACTTATTTTTTACACTATGGGAAAATTATTGAACGTCGATATATTAAAGCATGTTATGATCAGGGTTTGCAAAACATTGCTGGTTTAACATGCCATTTGATGGTTATTCAACGAGGGGCTATTGGTGTTGATGTTGGTCGAGGAACGAATAAGAGTGCTAATACGGCATGTATTTTGGGTACACAGGTTGCTGCGATTTGTGCGGTGGAATATGAGTGTCAAGCAGTTAAACAGAATCGTATCAAATCGGAATATGTGAATCCTATACAATTTTATTCGAACAACGTTGTGGCAGATGAGAAGATTATCAACGTTGTTGATACACAAGCAAGTTTGGTTGTTAATGTGTAGCGCTACTGCGTATTCCTTTGCCCCCTGAGCTTGCTCAGGCGCGCATCGCGGGCAAAGGTAGCAGATATGCAAGACCAGATGGGACTGTATATAACGAATAAACGTGAGTTTATTCGAAGACGTTTTCAAAGTGTGTAATAGTGAGGCGGCGTAAAAGTGCGGATTTAGTTTCATTGTCCAAGTCTGGATACCAGAGCCTTGGGTCAAGGTTAGATGTTATCCATATTGTAGTAGCTTTTAGTACCGTTGCGCCGCCTTTTATCTCGACAATTACTGGGTACCTATCAAACCACCGAAGGATATGCGAGATATCAATTCCGCCTCGGAATTCGTCGATGACGACATTTGGTTGACCTGTATAGCCGTCCCAGAATTTTGTTCGTGGGTCCTTTGGGTAAGCGTCGTTCGTTGCCTCAAGCCATGCACGACGGGATTTTCCCGTACCTGTTCGTCCCCAAAAAGCGTAAACGGTTCGTTCAAATGGCGTAGGCTTGGCGAAGTCAGAACCGATTCGTCTAATTGAGTGGTATGATCGAACTCGTATGTCGGGCGGAATCTCCTCAATTCTTCCGTGTTTGGAAGCCTCCCAAACACTGGCCCAATCTGTTGAGCAATTCCGTTTGAGTGCCAACGTGCCGAGTTCGAATCTTGTACCCGGGACGGCCGTATTCTCCTTCCAAACATATTCGTTCGCGGCTGATGATCTGGATGGTTCGGCGTGGTAGTCGCCGAATGTATCGCGGACAACTCGCAGAGACACCTTCTTTGGAAAGGACACCATAAGTTGCCAGTGGAGGAATCCAGTATTCTCTCCTTGTTCCAGTTGTCCTCTAATATACTGACATGTTGACGGCAAAAATGGCACAAACCCATGTTGTGGTATTGTTAGTAAATAATAAC